AGGCAAAAGAGATGGCTAAAAAACTGATGGAAAAGCCAAATTAAGGGGAAAAAAGTGTTTAGCCAAGTTCAATTGTATTTTTTGGATTTTATGAGGTGGCAAGAGCGCCTCAGTTGGTCACAAGCCTTAGCTCTGATTTGCGTGATCTTTGCGGGGATCGTATTTTTATTAGCACTGTTTGCAGGAGACGACGATGCACAAGATATTGAACGTTCATTCGGACGAGACAGCCTCAACCGAGACTACAAAAAACGCGACTGATGGATTTTTAATTGCGGTTGTCGTGGTGACTTTTGTAGCCCTGTTTTCATTTGGAATCGGGTACATGGTCAGCCAAAAACAGACGGCTCGGGACATTGCGCTGACGCATACGACCGTTATTAGTGACACAGGCTATGTCTGCACGGTGATGCCCCATGATCAGTAAACCAGAACTAGTCGTGCTGGTCTGGCGCGGCGGGCGGTACGAGAAGGTTCCGCAAGTTGGCATTGACATCATTCGCCAGCTATTAGAAACGAGGGGAGAAGAGGAGGGTTTGCCCGCGTTATACGCGGAAGACGATAAAGGACTGGTTATATGTTGGCCTAAACCGTCTAGCAGGAACGAGGTCACAATCGTTCGGGGCGGCTCTCCCTACGTAACAGATAAGAATCATTTAGCAATGTTGCATAGCATCAAAGGAGTAGAGTAATGGCACGCACTAAAAAAGTCTCTATAAGCCCCGCCACGACGCGAAAGCCGCCCACGGGTATCAAGACAGCCCCCAAAGCCAAAAAAACGCCTGACGGCTACGACAGAGGCGAATTTGAGGTTCATTTAGAGCGGGCGAATAGCCTGATCAACTACCTGAAGTCGGAAGTGGCTCGTCTTAAGGTTGAAGTAAACGAACTCAAGTCTTACAAAAAATGGGCTGAGGCTAGGATTACCCAGATCAGTCAGGAGGAAGAGCGCAGATAACAATACAAAACAATTTACTTTTGGTTAAAGATTTGACAAGTCTTTAACCGCTTGTTAAATTACACACACCACGCTGTTGTGGGTTTAGGAGACGTAATGAAAACGCAAATGATTAAATACAAAAGCTCGAGCAGATACATTTGGGCAAAAGTGACGCGCAAGTTATTGCCCGACGGAAACCTGCGCGTGATTTTGACTTGTCCAAACGACAGCGTAAGCGACGCATGGACAGGGGACGACATCGATTTAGCGAGTAAAATTTGGCAAAAGTTCAACCTCGCCGCAAGAGAATACGTTTTAGTAAACGATTGTCGGTGATATAATAATCATACCCCCTCGGGCAGTTCCCTATGGCTGCCCTTTTTTTTGCCCGAAAAAACCTATACACTCCCAACACGCTGAGAGTATGCGTCACGAAAGGACTGAAATAATGTCGAAAAAGCAAAACCCTGCCGACAAGGTAGAGCGTTGGAATATCAATAAGCTAATCCCGTACGCCCAAAATAGTCGAACCCATAGCCCCGCGCAAGTGGCTCAAATTGCCGCAAGTATACGAGAATGGGGATGGACTACCCCAATTCTGGTAGATACCGAAGGCACAATCATTGCGGGTCACGGTAGACTTCTAGCCGCGCAAAAGCTGGAAATGGAAACCGTACCTGTCATGGTAGCCAAGGATTGGACGGAAGCCCAAAAGAAGGCTTACGTTATTGCGGACAATAAGCTGGCGCTGAACGCGGGTTGGGACGAAAACCTGTTAAACCTGCAATTGACGGAACTTACCGAAACTGGCTTTGACGTATACCTCACGGGCTTTACCGATGAGGAGATGGCAAAGCTAAAGCCGATCGTATTAAACGGCGGTCTTACGGACGAGGATGCCGTTCCCGAAGCCCCCGAGGAACCACGAACTCGTTTAGGCGACGTTTGGATTCTGGGCAAGCATCGCCTTATGTGCGGCGATAGTACAAACGTTGACGCTATATCCAAGCTAATGAACGGTCAGCTTGCAGATATGCTTTTGACCGACCCGCCGTATAACGTAAACTACGAAGGCAAAACAAAAGAAGCCCTCAAAATTAAAAACGATACAATGGATAACGATTCTTTTAGGATGTTTCTGAGAGACGCTTTCGTATCCGCAGATACCGTAATGAAACAAGGGGCGGTGTTTTACATATGGCACGCCGATAGCGAGGGCTATAATTTTCGCGGTGCGGCATTTGACGCTGGATGGAAGGTGAGGCAGTGCTTGATATGGAAAAAGCAATCGCTTGTTATGGGTCGGCAGGATTACCACTGGATTCACGAACCCTGTTTGTACGGATGGAAGGAAGGCGCAAGTCACCTGTGGGCATCCGATCGGAAGCAAACCACCATATTGGAGTTTGACCGTCCATCTAGGAGCGCGGAGCATCCAACCATGAAGCCAGTGGCTTTATTTGAGTACCAGATGCTCAACAACACCAAAGGCTCGGATATCGTTTTGGATAGTTTTGGCGGTTCAGGAACCACTTTGCTCGCCGCCGAGAAAAACGGTCGGCAGGCTAGGCTTATGGAGTTAGATCCGAAATACTGTGATGTAATAGTAAAACGATGGCAGGAATACACGGGACAGAAAGCGATACTAGAAAGTACGCAGGAGAAGTTTAATGAACGGTTATGAAAAACCAATGTTAAAAAAGCCTCATGGTGGAGCGCGAGAAGGTGCGGGTAGACCCGCGTTTGTCCCAACGGAGTCTGAGCGCAAGCAAGTAGAGTCCCTAAGCGGGTACGGCGTACCCATTGACCAAATATGCACCTTGGTTAGGGATGGGATTAACGTGGATACCCTACGCGCCCATTTTGATAAGGAACTGAAGGCTGGCAAGGCTAAGGCTAATGCTCAGATTGGGCAGACCCTGTTCCAAAAGGCTATCAAGGGCGACACAACGGCGGCGATCTGGTGGTCAAAAACCCAAATGAAGTGGCGAGAGACGACTATGCACGAGGTTACTGGCAAGGACGGCGATGCTATGCAGGTGGATATCTACCACACGGTGTTCGGCAAGCTGCTTGAAAACATTAAAATGCAGCGCCAACAAGAGCAAGAGGAATAGTATCAATTTAATATAATATCAATTTATTACTGAACGTTCAGTAGTTTTTTTACAACAACTATGACAGTAGCCGCCCAAATACTAGCCGACCCGAGTACCAAGTCGTTGTGGGATAAGCTGCCCGAGGTGCAGAAAATAGCATACGCTTGGGAGTGGTCGTGGCTTGAGAAAGCCCATAGGCATCAAGTTGAGCCTCACGGGGAATGGTGGAACATTTGGCTTATGCTGGCAGGGCGCGGCGCGGGCAAGACCCGTGCGGCTGCGGAAACGATGGCGCAGTGGGCGTGGCGCGAACCTAATACGCGCTGGCTGGTATCAGCCCCGACCTCGGGAGACGTTAAAGCAACTTGTTTCGAAGGCGACTCGGGTCTGATATCCGTTATCCCGCCTGAGTTGATTGCGGACTACAACAAAGCCCTGCACGAACTAAAGTTGGTTAACGGCAGCCTGATCAAAGGCATCCCGGCCTCGGAACCAGAACGCTTTCGAGGCCCTCAGTTCCACGGAGGCTGGCTGGACGAACTGGCGGCGTGGGAATACTTGCAAGAGTCGTGGGACATGATTCAGTTTGGTGTTCGCTTGGGTAAACGCACCAAGCTAATCTGTTCAACCACGCCGAAACCAAAGGATGTGGTTTTAGACCTCATTGAGCGCGAGGGTAAGGACGTTGTTATAACCCGCGCATCGACATACTCGAACATCAAGAACCTTGCCCAATCCTTCCAGAACCAAATACTTCAGTACGAAGGGACTAAATTAGGTCGGCAAGAGATTCATGCGGAGATCATTGACCCAGAGGAAGGCGGCATCGTTCGCCGCGAATGGTTCAGGCTCTGGCCTCCCAACAAACCCTTCCCCAAGCTCGAGTTCATTATCCAGTCATACGACTGCGCGACGTCGGACAAGACTGTTAACGATCCGACGGGCTGCATTACCCTCGGCGTATTCAAACCTCTGGACGGCGGCATGAGCGTAATGATTCTGGACTGCTGGCAGGAGCATCTACAGTACCCTGACCTGCGCCCAAAGGTCATCGAGGAGTTTGAGACGGTGTACGGCGAAGGCAAGGGTCGCAAGTTGGTAGACCTGCTTCTGGTGGAGGACAAGTCAGCGGGCATCTCTCTCATTCAGGACTTACAGCGGGCGCATTTACCCGTGATTGCGTACAACCCCGGCAAGGCTGACAAGATACAACGGCTGTCGATCGTGGCGAACATCATCAAAGCGGGTCGGGTCTGGGTTCCCGAGTCATCGGTGCGGAAGGGATACGTCCGAGACTGGGCTGAGGGCATGGTAAGCCAGATATGCTCATTCCCCGAGACGGTACACGATGAATTTGTTGACTGTATTAGTCAAGGGCTGAGATACTTGCGTGACGCTGGATGGATCAGCATCGATGCCCAACCCCGCGAAGAGATCACGGAAGAGGACATTACGGACGCTGAAATCTTTAACGCAAAGGCTCGAGGCAATCCGTATGCAGCCTGAGTGGATTCTAATCTGGTTGTTTGTAGTGGCACTACTAGGCACTATTGCGGCGGTTGCGGTCTTTGTAATCATTGATAATTCGACAAACCCTGACCGTTGGGGTTAATATGCGCAAATCACAGGGAGGACGACATGGCTGATTCATTAGACGCGATGAAGTATGCGCTCGCCATG